AAGAAGTCACAGATAAACTGGTGACTGTTCTCGCTCTGTACGGCTAGAGTCCGGTCGATGTTCTCCGTTCCTTCCTGAATCCACGTGCTGGAGAGAGTGGGCAGCTCCTCGTAGTAGTCCGCGTAGTGCCACGCGTCCAGACTCTGTGCGTACTGGCTGCGCATCTCGCCGGTTACGATGTTAGGATGGTAACGGTAATCTGCCCACGCTTCCTGGTAGCCAAAGACTTCATCGTCTTTCTTGGTTCCTTGGCAGTAGATTTCCTTGTTTAGGACGGCCATCTCGCCCAAGTTGGCCAGCATGGGATGATAGAAGTCAAACCGGGTTTTGCGGCTCCACATCCGGGAAAGGCCCTGCTGGTAGCTGTGGTCGACACGGATGCACCCCAGAATCATAAGATAGCCATGCTCCACGCTGGAATAGTTGCACATCTTGTTACGGAGAGTGGTCATAGAATATGCCGCCGTGTTGCCCTGAGGACTTGCATCAGTTGTTGCACTGTTCTGGATGACCTGATTGATGTTGATGGGCACGCGAGTACCGCCCAGATATTCCGAACGTTGCAAACGGCTGTCAGGAGAAGTAACCCCGAACTCATGCGCCAGCAGTTCAGTATACCGGGTACCGCCCCGGGCATCAGCTTCGAGAATATGCTGAATGGCGATAGCCTGCCGCAGCTCGTTGATGTTGATAGCCGTGAGCGTGCTCGCGTCTGCTGCGAGGAACCCTTCCTGATTGGGTGTGTACATGTTCGTTGCGTTTACCGGCATGTTCACATTCCCCGAACTGTTGCCTTTCCAGTCTCCGGTTGCGTAGTTGCTTCCGAGTGGTACGTCTTCTTTCATGTTAGGCACAAAGGCCGGTGCATTGTATTTGGTGATGAAATTCTGGTTCTCGTCTGCCCAGTATACAGGAAGTGCTCCCGCCGCGACAGGAATTGCCGCCCCCTCGCCCTTCTGAGGCTCCGGCAGACAGGAGGTGAAATAGTCGTGGTATTTGGCCACCTTCAGCGGCAAGCCGCCTCCTTCTGCATTGTAGATGCTGCCCCCTGCGTTGGTTCCAGTGGTGTTGCCGTCGTCTTCGTGTACGAATGATGGTTGCTGTAAGTTTTCGTCTCTGAACCACTCGTTCCAGATTCTCGCGTAGGCCCGGAAGGGCAGGCTGTTTACGCTGATGCCATTGATGCCCGTGGGAATGCCCATATAGTCGGCGATGGTGCCCACGTTCCAGCCGTTGGATGGTGCTGTAGTCTGCGGTACGCTGTACTCCGTTTTCTCGGCCCAGTAAGAGCTATCGTTCTGGCCCATGAGGTTCTCCCAGTGCTCCCACAGCAGCCGACACGGCACGAAAAACGCGTACGTGTCCAGATAGCAGTTATCCATCACAGGATAGAGCGGCGTACTCATACGAATAAGTCCGTTCAGGTCGCAACTGATGGTGTCGCCCGGTAATACCTCGTCAACGTACAGCGGTACGAGGTCGCCCTCATTGATGGTCGTGATGTTGGAAAAGTCCCGTTTGAACCGTGCCCGCCGGATTTCCGCGCGCGGTACCTGTGCAAACCGGCTCTCTGCGTTACGATTCGCCATTTTCTGTGGTTACCTCCTTCTTCTCCTCTTTGGGTTTCTGGTTGATGCCCATCTTCTCGGTCCATTCGCCAGTCCCGGCCATGGATGCCCAGACTTCGAAACTGTTATCGAACTTCTGTTTGATTTCGATGGGCAGAGCGTCAAATTTCTCTCTCTGTGCTGCCATCAGGTTGAAGAACCCATGAATGGTAGTCGGGAGTTCCGATGTGTCGATATACTTCGCGTCGTTTCTCATGACACTGGTGTCACCTGCTGCATACCGTTGCAACATAAGGTTGATGTCGCACTCTTCCTTGTGGCTCTGGATGATGGCAACGATGTCGGTTTCACCATCCTTCACAAGATACGGATGCCCGGTCTCTGTGTAGCGTTCCACGTAGTGCGGTTCAGTCTTGTTTCCTGCACAGGAGCACTTCCGCGGCCGCTTCGGCCCATAAGGCAGGAAAATTTTAATCTTCATGTTTCCGCTTCCACTCCTTTTCGAGGTCGTACACCTCCGTGATGACATCCGCGGGTACAATCGTCCCCGACTCGTCCTCGTACATACCCACGTAGACAATGCGCTGGTCTTTGCAGTCCTGCTCGTTGCGTTCCTTGGCCATGAAGTCGAATGTCCGCTGCGCAGTCTTGGGATTCAGCGTGAAAGGTGCGCTGTAGATGTCGGCCAGTTTGTCGTGAATAGCATAGATATACTTAGTCATGGTTTTTGTCCTCCTTAGAATCTGATTCCGCCCCGGCTGTTCTTCGGCTTCACGTTTACGGTTTTGGTTTTCTTTGCCGTGTTGGTGAAAATCTTTTTGTCGGTCTTAGGTTTGACAGTCATACGGTGTGCCATTATTTCTTCCTCCATTCTTTCATTCTAACGTCTACGTGTACGAAGTTTTGATGAAGCTCTAATCCCCCCCATCCTTTCATCATCTCGTTCAGGAGCTTGTACAGCTCTGCTGGCGTCCTGGTCTTGGCCCGGATGTCTGCCGCCATGCCGTACTGATGGTACGACAGGTGCGCCCCGCCAACGGCTTTGTTATGACCAGGCGTTCGGAACCCGCTGTTGATGTAGATTTCCTCGTCGATCTTCTGCCGCAGGCCCTCCAGGACCTGCACTAGGATTTTGGAAATCAGGACGAATTCGCATCCATCCTTGCACGCGAATTCCTTCGCGCGAAAGTGTCTGCTGACTTGTTCGTCCATTCGACTGCAAATCAGAACGGTTTCTGTCTCATTTACTGTCTTCGGCATTGTCGTTTTCCTCTCCAATCGTTGCATGATAGAGTTTGTCCAGGACTTCCAGAATATTCTTCAGAAGTTCCACGATTTCGATCGTGGTCATTGGTTCACCTCCTTTCTGTCTTTGATCCTATTATATCAGAAAATAATTAACAATCAACGGTGAATTTCAGGAAACAATGTTGAAAACTTATTCGGTTCTCAAGGTGCGTATCGGTAGAGCAAGGCCGAATCCCGGCGATTCCTCAAAAGGCCGCGCCAGCGGCCCATTCTAATAAAAGAGCCGGTAGGCCGCCCAGCCTTTCGGCCATCGTGCGTTTGCTCCCTTTATTCAGCATTTTAGACCTGCTCTTTACAAGGTCGCTGTGTGGTTATCTTGTGCTTCTCTTCGTATTTGGTTTTCTGCACGTCCATATACTCTAAGATTGTTAGTGTGGTCTTTTCTAGCTTTGCAAAGAGACTGTCCATTGCTTTCTGCCGTCTCTCCCTTTTGAGTTCCTGCATTGCAGAGGATTCCATCTTAGGAACGGCGATTTTCTCAGCGTCTCGTTTCTGCTGCCGATTGTATAACTGAATCCGGCGCTTCTCGCCCTTGAAGATGCCCATTTCTTCGTCAGAGAGTCCGAACTCCTTCATACATTGGTATTCGTCCTCTTTAATGTCGTAAAGTTTGCAGGGTTTCTGTTTGCGGCCTTCTTTAAGGTAAATCAGGTCTTTGCTGTAGATTTCGTCCCGGTGTTCCTCATAGTATCGTAGTCCTATAGCTGGTTTTAGGCTCATGTTGATAAACTCTTTATTGAGTCCCTCCTCCTGATACCATTCATTGCCTGTCTTGCCTTTTTGTTTTTTGACGATGTAGCGTGCAACATACTGGCAAGACTTGTAGTCAACGCCTCCGATATCGTGAAATCCATTCGGCCACAGCTTGCTGATGGTCTCACTCAGGAAGTGATAGTAGCCCTTGCTCATGTAGTGGAACTTCAAATCAGGCAGTTTCAGCCCGTAGATTATCATATGGTAGTGTGGCCTGTGAGTTCCTGTGCCGTATTCGCCACAGTAAAAGTAGCGGATGCCCTTCTCTTTATCTTCTACCAAATCATGATGTTCTGCGTAGTCTCTTAATCTTTTCATGAAGTCTTGAACATCCTTTTTAAAAAGGTTAAGTCTTTCGTAGTGCTTGCCGTAATTATAGTAATCTACAGGGTTTTTTAAGCCTCTGTAAATTTCGCCGGTAATTTTGTTGATAACCGGCACGTGTTCGTCATCATAAGTTAGTGTGATGAAGTGGTTATTCTGGTAGTAGTAGCTCTCGACCTCACATCTTGCCGCCCAGTTCTTTGCATAGTTCAGCCGGCATTCGAGGCATTGGCCGCAAGGGATGATTTTCGCAAGGTCACTTTTCAGCATCTTGGTAAGTTGCATATTGTCGATATCGTTCTCCTTGCAATATTTCTTGAGGCCGCCCTTAAATTTGCGGCCTATAAGAACATTAGGTGCGTAGCACATAGTCGTTTACCTCCTTTACGCTGCTGACCTCTCGATAGGCCAGTAGGACATACTTGTTGTCCTACTGGCCTAGGTGACAGATCAGTAGCTGTTAATAACCTCTGTCATAAGTCTTAGTCCCACTCTTGGAAGTGCGAGATCCTCCGATACTGACCTCTCCTCCTGCATTCCAGCCGCTGCCCTTGCTGCCGCCGAAGCTGCTCTGGCCGTGTACACTGTCCGCAATCTGGCTCGTCTTGGCTACCTGCTTGCTCGTAGAGTCAGTAATCTGGCTCATTTGCTGCGAAAGCTGACTTGCCGTGTATTCCTGCCCGAGCTGTTTTGCTGTCATGATTGCCTGTCCGTAGTTCTGTACGACCTGTGCATTGTTGTTGCCGTAGTCGTACATCGCCGACATTGCTGCAGTCTTTGCAGACGGAATAGCCGCCGCCTGTGCGTGTGCGTAAGTTGTTCCTCCGATGGAAGCACCCGAGGAACTAGGCGTACTGGTTGCCCCGTTCTGTGCTGCAAGGATAGGATTGAGGCCCGCCTTCTTCATGTCCTTCACAGTGTCCTGATAGGCTGTCTGCCGCATGGCCCGCTGCCATTGTCTCGCAAGCTCTGCCTGCTTTGCGTTGTATGCCTTGGCGCTGGTCTGCGAAAGCATATTCATCAGGTTGGCCTGCCCTGTGCTGAGCAGGTTCAGGATATTTGCGTTGTTCCACTGGTTCGCCATCAGGTTGTTTGCCGTGGTCGCGCTCCCCTGGCTTGCATTGAAAGCTGCCTGTGCATTGTTGCCGGTCGGTGTCCCAAGTGCAGTTGAGAGGAAGTTCGCAAGGCCCGAAACACTGCCCTGCTGTACTGTGCTTGTGGAAGTTTGCCCGGACTGGCTCATTGCGGAGCTGCTGCTGCCGCTCTGCATGATGCTGCCAAGCTGGTTTCCGCTGCCGGTCTGATGGCTGCCGCCTCCGCCGGACGCCCATTCATTGACTTTGTTGCTTATGTACTGGCCCCCGGCCTGAATGCCGAGGTTAAGAACCGTTCCAAGGAGCTGTGTTGCCCATACCGGTAAAGGCATTCTGTTTACCTCCTGTTGTAATAAGATAGGCCCGGCCCGTCAAGGCCGAGCCGAAAATTTTAGATGCTGTTGATGCCGGGTACGCTATAGATAGGCATAGGCCGTGTCCAGGTCTGGTCAAAGAAGAAGTCACAGATAAACTGGTG